CACTTGCTGCTTTCCACTTTGCTTGATTACGAGCATACTCATAAGTTTCGTAAAGATAACTCTTTGTCTGTCTTTTCGGTTTCTTTGGAGGTTTTAGTTGTTTTTTGGGTTTTACTTCAATAATATATTTTTTAATCTTTCCAGTTGTCTCTTTGAGTTTGACATAAAAGTCTGGAAAATATCTATGAACACGATTATCAATCGGAGAGCGATATGGTATCGCAATCTCTTCACTTCCCCATTCAAGAATATTTTCATTCAAATCGCAGTAAACCATGAACTTTCGTTCCCAAAGTGATCGATAAATGATGTTTGATGGGTTTCCTTTGTACTTTCGCGGGTATGATGGTTGGTATCTCCCTTTATATGACATAAATATATAAAAACAAAGTCATAAAGGTATTTAGTGTGTCATTAGTATCAAAAATAACCATGACTGATGCCAAAGTTAAATTTGGTAAGTTATCGTTAAATAATCAATATCAAGTTCACTTCGCTGGATTTAATACAAGTATAGTAAATTATATAAGAAATAATTTAGGAATATTGAATGCAGACGATTTTATATCCCGTGAGATGGGTATTTTATGTTTTGATGCATCTTTACCTGCAACTGCTCTAGCGACTGCTGAAGTCAAAGATAATTTCATGGGTGTGCCCCAAGAGTTTGCACACTCAAGATTATACACAGATATTGATTTTTCTTTTTATGTTGATCAGGATTATACATTATTGAGAATATTTGAGGGATGGATGGATTATATAACCAGTGGTGCTGAAACTGAAGTTAATGATTTACAAAAACCATTTTATCGTAGAATGAGATATCCGGATACTTACAAAGTGTCCTCCATGTACATATCAAAGTTTGAGAAAAATCTAGATCGCGCATTATCATATCAATTCATAAATGCATTTCCAAAGTCAATTACACCGATTCCAGTTACTTATGGTAGTGCAGATTTATTAAAAGTATCTGTGAGTTTCAATTATGATAGATACGTGGTCAATCGTAAGAGAAGACAACGTAGTATTCTTTCAACTGGATTTGATATATTTAATTCCTTTAGATCTAGAGAAAAACAACCAGAAAAGTATAATTCCAATCGACCAGAGACTGTAGACACATAGTAAAAAATGTTGTATAATGTGTTATAAATAAAACACTGAATGAAATATTATGCCTTTACCCAAGATTAATACTCCAACTTATGAGTTGACTCTTCCTTCTAATAGAAAAAAAGTTAAATACCGCCCTTTCTTAGTTCGTGAAGAAAAAATACTCGTCCTTGCTTTGGAGTCTGAAGATCAGAAACAAATTACTGATGCAATCGTCCAAATTATTGGTGACTGTTTAATTACTAAGAATGTTGATGTGACTAAGTTACCAACATTTGATATAGAATATCTTTTCTTAAATGTTAGATCAAAGTCAGTCGGTGAGACAGTTGAAGTGAATGTAACATGCCCTGATGATGGGAAAACTAAAGTTGAGACATCTATCAATATAGATGACATCAAAGTTGTTAAGGATAAAAATCACAAGTTAATTGTTCAACTTGATGATAAGTATTCTATGAAATTGAAATATCCATCATTAGATCAATTTATTGAAAATAATTTTGATTTTGAAATGGCAGCACCAAATGAATCAGTATCAGCAGCGATGTCTATGCTTTCTTCATGTATTGATATGATTTATGATGAGGAAGAAAGTTGGGATGCATCTGAAAGCACTAAAGAGGAACTTGATGATTTTATTGATCAACTCAACACTAAACAATTCCAAGAGGTTGAAGAGTTCTTTAGAACTATGCCTAAATTAAGTCATAAATTAAAGGTCACAAATCCTCAAACTGGTGTTGAATCTGAAGTTGTATTGGAGGGACTGGCAAGTTTTTTCAGCTAGGTATGGCCCACATGAGTCTGGAGTCATACTATAAAGTAAACTTTGCCTTGATGCAGCATCATAAATACTCTTTGACGGAGATAGAAAACATGATGCCTTGGGAACGAGATGTCTATGTAACTCTCTTAAAACAGTATATTGAAGAAGAGAATTTAAAAGCACAACAACGTAGATCATAGTGGCAAAAGCATTACCAAAAATTAATGATGTAAAGAAAACACCTATGAAAGAGGTGTTGGGAAAAGATGGTGCACCGAAAAAAACAAGAGGAAGACCTAAAAAATTACAAACACTTGCAGAAGTACAGGCAGATATCAACTTAAAAGAATTTCAAAAGGCTCAAAAAAAATTAGCAAAAGTACAATTAGAAAATAAGGAACTTAAAAAGAAGGCAAAAATAACTCCAGCAAAAATTTCTCCTTCATTTTACCCATTAGATGCAGGACTTAGAATAGAGGAAGAGAATAAAGTCCAGACGGAGAAGATAACAAAATTAATCACAATACAAAAATTACATAGAACGAATCATCAGAAAGAAAAGGCTGAGATCGGAGAAATAAATAACGTACTAACAGGTATTGTTGATTTCATCAAAGCAGATTACGAGTCAAGAGTTGATGCAGTAGATAAAGAAAACGATCAAATCAGAGAGGATGCTGCGAAAGAAGATCAGAAACAAAAAGAAAAAGGATTAGAAGCAACTGGTAAAAAAACTGGTGAAAAAATAGGTAAAAAAGCAGATGGTGTTTTGTCTCCTGTTAAAGGTATATTTCAAAGATTGATGGATGCTATAACTGCAGTGGGATTGGGTATTGTTGGAAATGCTGCATTCAAATTTCTTGCAAGACCAGAAATTTTTGAAAAGTTAGGAGGTGTTTTTGATTTTATCACAAAACATTTTAAATGGGTTTTAGGAGGTCTAGGTGCGATTGCGTTGATTGGTATTATTGGCCCGATTGTTGGTATTGCATCCGCGATCGGTGGTGTCATCGCTGCAATAGCAGGTGCTGCTGTCTTAGTTGCTAAGATTGCTTTAATTATAGGCGGTATTATATTAGCAATAAAGGGTGCCACTGACATATTCAAGTGGTTGCGTGGTGATAAACTTGGTGATGATACCGTGTCAAACGCGAGAAAAGAAAATAGAGAACTTATGAAAGAGCAAGGTGTTGAAAAAGCACATATTAGTGGAATTTTTGGTGAAAGATATCGTGTAGAACGTGATGGTGAAATGGTAAAATTAAAGTACAGTGAACTTACAAAAGATGAACAAGCGATTGTTGATCAATTTAAAGCAAGAGATCAAGAAATTAAAGAAGCAGCAAAAGAAAGAAGGCAGGAGAAGAAAGCAGCGAAGAAGAGAATACGAGGTGAAAGAAAAGAAGAACTCAAGAGATTGGAAGCAGAGGCGAAATTAACTAAGGATTATACTGCTGTTAAGGCATATAAGAAAGAGACAAGACAGTTAGTAATAGCAGAAGAGGATGAGATTGATAAAAAATATGAGGAGAAATTTACTATGAGAAAAATTGGAGGAGATGCCTCTGGTTTAACTTTAGTTGGTGAAGAAGGCCCAGAAATTGTAGAATTTAAAACTGCTGTAAATGTTGTACCTACACATCGAACACAGGAAACTCTCAAAACATTGGGAGATAGTGGTGGTGTAAATATTGTATCAATGGATTTGCCACCAATTAAAGCACCAACACCAGAGGTTTCCACATCACAACAGGTCTCAAGTAATGATGTAGAGACAGTTCCCTCTGTCAATCCATTTAATACTTACATGGTTCTCACTCCAGAAATTTTAAAGATTAGTTAATGTCATCAACAGCAGAATTAAAAAAAATAAAACTCAACGTCACTAATATCAAAAGTGTATTATTAGATGGTAAGAAGGCTGTTGATGAAAAAAAGAAAGACCGAGAAGATTTTTTACAAAAACTAGCGGAAGAGAAAAAGCAAAAACAAGAGGAAAAGGGTCTTGAAAAACCAATAAAACCTACACAGAAAAAACCTGATTTAAAATCTCCTGTCAAATCATCTATGGGTTTGATGGATAGAATATTCAATTTTGTAGGTGCAATAATGGGAGGTATTATTGTAAAGGCACTTCCAGAAATCATAGACGCTGTGAAAAAAATAATGAAACAAGTAAAACCAATATTTGAAAAAATAGTAGAGGGTCTTAAACCAGTATTCAAATTTATAGGGAATTTATTTAAAGATAAAGGTACATATGACTCTGAAAAAGAAAAAGTAGATGGAGATATAGAACAAGCACAACTCGCTAGTAAAGATATAGAAGGTCAAGCTGGAGAGTTAGATAAATCAGGTGAAGATATTGGAAAAGCAAATAAAGGGTTAGCAGATGGATCTGATGGTTTGGGAAATGAAGAGAAGGGGTTGAAGAAGGATCGGGAAGAGAAAAAGGAAGAAAAAGAAGACAAGAATACTGAGGAATCTGAGGTTGAGTCTAATGAAAAAATATCAGCTGAAAATCTTGTAACTCCTGCATCCTCTGTAGTTAAAGTTGTTGATGGTCAGGAGATAGTTGTAACTGGTGATGAAGCGTCTGATACGCAGAACAAAGCAAGGGATATGCTAAAGAGTGCTGAAACTGGTAATGAAAATTTTCTTGATAAAGTATCAAAAGCAGAATTTAAAGGTGTAAAAGTATTAACTGCACCTGTTAGACCAGTGCGAGAGGATTTTCCACGAACAAGGGCAGGTATGAAAGCATATGTGACTGCTGTAAAAAATTACAATGTGCAATACAAAGAATTTAAAAAATCACAAAAAGATTTCATCAAACCATCTGAAAAGAACAAGAATGGAATAACTGCATTAAATAGTACAGGTGGACTCACCCGTGCCAATGGTTCAGGAAGCACAACAGTTGTATATCAAAGACAAGTTGTTGAAGTAGCAGTACCAGTACAAGTATAATGTCACAAAAAGCATCAGCACCAGCAAAATATGAAGTTCTTCGCATCATAAAGGATGGTAAAGAACAACCCTTACAAGGTAAAACTATAAACTTTAATTATTATGAGAGTTTATATTCACCTGTCGTTTCTGCAAACATGATGTTTGTCGATGCTGGTGGATCAACAGCAGACGATAAACAAAATATTACAAGCATCAAAGAGGGTCTGCCAATTACTGCTCTTGAAGATGTTCAAGTAAAGATACAAACAAAATTTGGTACCCTTGATTTTACAAAAGACGCTTTTAAAGTCACAAGTTCACCAATCATGGATCAAGAATCAAACAGAATGACCGTATTATTGAATTTGATAAACGATAAAGAAATAAAAAATTCAGAGTTGCCAATATTTGATCGATTTGTAGGAAAGATCAGTGACACAGTTATAAAGATACTTCAACAAAAATTGCAGATAAGTCGAGATAAGATAGATGTAGAATCAACAAAAAATTCTTATGGTATTACAGGAAAAGGCAGAGGTGCATTAAATATAATTTTAGATTTATGTCGAAGATCAGTACCTGTTAAAGGTGATGCTGGATATTTTTTCTATCAAACACAGGATGGATTTAATTTTAAATCAATCGATTTTTTATTATCACAAGATTCAAAACAAAAATACGTTTATTCTGGAGCATTAAAAGAGAATCTTGAAAATAGTGATAATGATTTTAAAATATTATTAGCACCAAGTATAAAAAAGGATCAAGACATCACAAAGGCACTTAAGAATGGTACATATGTAAATAGAAACGTTTTCTTTAACCCACAAACATTTGAACACAGTGAAATTATTTTTAGTGTGAATAAAGATGGTGTAAAGAAAACTTTAGGTGGAGATTTACCTGTTAAACCTGAAGACGTAAAAGGTTTTACAAAAACAAATCATCATATATTAGATATTGGTTCGTTTGAAACACAAAATCAAAATCCTAATAATGATCCAAGAGAGTGGCAGGCCACTTCACAAATGAGATACAATTTATTACATTCGATTGTAATGAACATTCAGATACCTTGTAATACAGAATTAAGGGCAGGAGATATAATTGAGATAGATATTGAATCTCAACAAGAAGATAAAGTTGATTCACCTTCTGATGAACAACAAGGTGGTAAATACTTAATTTTACACCTATGTCATCATTTTGATACGTTAAGATCTTATACATCACTGACTCTTGTTCGTGATTCTTACGGAATAAGAAGGAGCAAAGACTAATGAAAGAAGAATTATTTGAAGGTTTTTTCTCTGATGGTGCTGAGTTTTGGATAGGAAAAGTCGTAGATATTGAGGCTCAGAAGACCACTGCACAGGGATTTAGTTGGGGATGGAGATATAAGGTTCGTATCTTTGGCACATATTCAAATAGTGACAACATAGAGGATAAAGATTGTCACACTGCGATGGTTATGCTTGGTGTATCGGATGGTAGTGGAGGTGCGGGAAGAACTAGGGCAGTTCGTATCACACAACATGATATAGTATTTGGACTTTTTATGGCACCAGATCAAAATTTTCCTGTCATTATGGGTGTT